GCCGGGGACAGGTAAAACTACAACCCTTTTAAAGCTGGTCGATGAATTTATTAAAGACGGAGTAAGACCCAAACAAATTGGATACTTTTCTTTTACCAAGAAGGCAGCCAATGAAGCTGCAACAAGAGCTGCGGATAAATTTAATTTAGACAAAGAAACAGATTTAGAAAATTTTAGAACTCTTCATTCTTTTGCATTTCATAAATTAGGAATGGTTAAAGAAAAGATGATGCAACCCGAAGATTACAGAGAGTTTGGAGAAAAATGTGGAATACCTATTAAGACAGCAAAATTTTCTACAGACGATGGAACCTTTAATTCAGATAATGAATACTTAACCATAATAAATACAGCACGAGTTAAACGTATGGATCTATTAGAGTATTATGATTCAAGACAAAACATATTAGATATTGAGAGAAGCACTTTATATTTATTATCCGAGGAACTTAAAAAATTTAAAAAAGAAAAAGGCTTAAAAGATTTTACAGATCTTTTAGAAGATTTTATTGACAAAGATATCCAACCTACCTTTGAAGTATTATTCATTGATGAAGCACAAGACTTATCTAAAATTCAATGGGAAATGGTAAGAGTTTTATGGTCCAACGCTAAAAAAACTTACATTGCAGGCGATGATGATCAAGCTATTTTTAAATGGGCGGGCGCAGATGTGGATCACTTCATAGCTTTAAGAGAAGAAGTGGATGATATTAAAACATTAGATCAATCTTATAGAATACCTGGCGGACCCATTCACGAACTATCACAAAAAATAATTAGAAAAGTGCAAAATAGATTTGATAAAAATTATAGACCACGATTAGAAGAAGGAATCTTAAAGCGTTATTCGGACATTACTCAAGTAGATATGTCTCAAGGGAATTGGTTAATCTTATCTTCAGCAAATCATTTTTTAGAAGATGCAAAAGACTTATGTGAGATTCAAGGATGGTATTACCAATATCGAGGAATCAATTCAGTTCCTTTAAAATTATTATTGGCTTTAAATAATTGGGAAGCGTGGCGTAAAGGGGCTCATTTAAATCATTTAGAAATAAGAAACATTTATGAATATTTGGGGTCCAATGTATTGCCAGGATTTAAAAAAGGTAAAACATTACAATCCGAAGACAAATATACTTTAAAAGAGTGTCAAGAAAAACACGGTCTAACAACAGAAAAAGTTTGGTATGAATCCTTTGAGGGTTTAGATACCATTACTGAAAATTACATTCGTAATATGAGGGCGAATGGAGAAAAAATAAATAAAAATCCTCGTATCATTATGTCAACCATACACGGAGCGAAAGGAGGAGAAGCCGATAAAGTCTTGCTTATGCAAGATCTAACCAACGCAGCGTTAGAAACGTTTAGCCACGACCCGGATGAATTACATCGACTATTTTATACGGGAGCTACGAGAGCGAAGCGTGAATTGCACGTCTTAGATCCAAAAGATTTTGATCGAGCTTATATATTATGAGTAAAGTTTGGGACAAGCAGCACGGTGGATCCCACTATCAAAAATATAAAATTCAACCCAGTAAATTTGTGGTGGAGAATGAATTGCTTTATCCGGAAGGATGCGTTATAAAATACGTGATTCGTCATCGTGATAAAGGAAAAAAACAGGACTTATTAAAAGCGATTCACTTTATTGAGATGATAATTGAAAGGGACTATAAGTGAGAACGATTCAAACACCTTTATTCACTCCTGAAACTGAGTGGGTAATGCCAGAAGAATTAAAAAATTTAAAAGGCGCAAAAGAAATTGCCATTGACTTAGAGACCTATGATCCGGAATTAACCACATTAGGGTCAGGTAATGTCATTGGAAGAGGGCACATTGCTGGCATTGCGGTGGCCGTAGAGGGCTGGTCAGGGTATTTCCCTATACAACACGAGTCGGGTGGAAATATGGATAAAACTTTAATTATGAAATGGTTAAAGGATATATTGAGTCAAAAAAATACTACCTTTATTTTTCATAATGCGATGTATGACGTCTGTTGGTTAAGGTCCTATGGCCTTGATATTAAAGGGAAAATTGCAGATACAATGATTGCAGCATCTCTAATAGATGAGAATAGATTATCATATCGACTGGATACATTAGCTAAACATTATGTAGGTTTAGGTAAAGATGAAAAAATTTTACAAGAAGCAGCTAAAGATTATGGCATTGATGCTAAGAAGGATTTATGGAGATTACCCGCGATGTATGTGGGTCAATATGCGGAGCGTGATGCAGAAGCTACATTAAAACTTTGGCAAAAGTTACATAGAGAATTACATAATCAAGAATTAATAGATATATTTAGATTAGAAACGAAATTATTTCCTTGTCTTATTGATATGAGATTTAAAGGAGTAAGAGTTGATTTAGAAAAAGCTAACAAAATTAAACAAAATTTAATTCAAAGAGAGAATAAAATTTTAAAAAGAATGAAAGATCTTACCGGTATTAACATAGAAATTATGGCCGCACGATCTATTGCGACAGCTTTTGATAAATTAAAATTACCTTATGATCGAACAGAAAAAACAGGAGCTCCTAGTTTTACAAAAAACTTTTTACAAAATCATCCACACGAATTAGGAAGAGCCATCGCAGAAGCAAGAGAATTAAATAAAGCTCATAGTACGTTTATAGATTCAATTACTAAACATTCACATAAAGGCAGAATACACGCAGATATAAATCAAATTAGATCTGATCAAGGTGGAACAGTAACAGGAAGATTTAGTATGAGTAATCCAAACTTACAACAGATTCCAGCAAGACATCCAGAACTTGGACCAATGATTAGATCTATCTTTATACCTGAAGAAAAATGTCAATGGGGTTCATTTGACTACTCACAACAAGAACCTAGAATTTTAGTACATTACGCAAAACTGCAGAATTTACCAGGAGTACACGAAATTGCAGAGGCATACAAGGCCGGAGACGCAGATTTCCACCAGGTCGTGGCCGATATGGCAGGCATAAAAAGAAAGCAAGCCAAGACGATTAATTTAGGACTTATGTATGGAATGGGTAAAAATAAATTGATGGCTGAACTAGGATTAATGAAAGAGTCAGCTGAGAAACTCATTAGACAATATCACGTAAGAGCTCCTTTTGTAAAACAACTAATGGATAATGTATCTCGTAAAGCAAATGATAGAGGAAAAATTAGAACTCTTTTAGGAAGAGCGTGTCATTTTGATTTATGGCAACCAATGCAATTTGGTGTTTTTAAACCTTTACCTTTAGAACAGGCAAGAAAAGAATATGATGAACCTTTAAAACGGGCATTTACGTACAAAGCTTTAAATAAATTAATTCAAGGATCTGCAGCAGATATGACTAAAAAATCTATGGTTTGTTTGTATGAAAATGGTATAATACCACACATTCAGATTCACGATGAGGTAGATATTTCTGTAGAATCTGATAAAAAGGCAGAAGAAATAGTTGAAATAATGGAATCAGCAGTTGAACTGCAGGTCCCGAATAAAGTAGACTATGAAGCAGGTGCTAATTGGGGAGAGATTAAATAGGAGATTATAATGGAAAATATTATAAACCAAGTTAAGCATATCTGGACCGACCATAAAAAATGGGTTATCGGTGCAGCAGTCATTATTTTAATTGCAATCGTAGCAATATAATTTAAAATCAATTTAAAATATGGACAAAGTTTGTAAAAACTGTGGTCATTCCTGTCATTGTATGACAGGAGATCACACTGATTGTAAATGCGTTAACTGTGATTGTAAAAAAGGCAGAGCGGAAGATGAGTCTTATGAAAGGCGAAAGCAAGCAGCTGATGCAATTAATGATAAATATGGGGTAGTAGTTGATGATACCAATGAATGTGAATGGTGTCAGTGATTAATACAATGATTACGGCCCTACTCATTGAGGTAATGGAAAATGAGATACAACAGTTTAAGGGCTTTAAAGCTTTTAAGAGCACGAAGACACGCTCGAATAAGAATGGTAAAAACGGAAAGATGGATTCGCTATATCACTATCTTTCTGTTTGTTTGTTTATTACTCGCAGTTGGGGGACCAGCTCACGGGTGAGCCGTGCGTAATTTTCCCTACGACATTCAAATGACTGGAATGTTTGTTTTTATTGCGTTATATTTAGTTATGGAGATTATATTTTAATGAGAGCACACGATGAGATCATTAAGGATATTAAGACTGTGTTGGAAGAGAAAGTTGCCCCGTCCGTTGCGGCACACAATGGTAGTATTGGTTTTATTAGCTTTGCCGATGACACTGGCGTGGCTACTTTAAAATTATCAGGTAGCTGTTCGGGCTGTGCTATGTCAAAGATTACTTTAGAACGAGGAGTAGAGAATACTTTAAAACATTACGTGCCAGAAGTTCAATCAATTGTTGGAAAAGATGATGAAGAAGCAGCAGAACAAGGCTACAAACCATTTGTTCCAAGAAATGAAGAACCTGATTGGGAAAAATTAACAAGACATAATTATGACTGATAAATTGATGACATTATTAGTAGGTGTATTATTAGCTCTCGGAGGCTGGAGTCTTTCTCGTACATTTGAACTCTCTACAATTCAAGCAGTACACGAAGATAAAGTAAATGAATTAAGAAGACAAGTCATAGTACTAGAAGAACAAGTAGATAAAATGAAAGATTCTGATGAGGATATTATGGATCAACATAAAAAATTATTTAAAATTTTAGAACAAGGAGATACTCCATCAGGGAGTTATAATTATAACTAATGCCTAAACCACTAAGAATTTCTGAAGAAGCAGCCGTGCAGATGCCGATGAAAACGGTAGCCTCTTTGATCGCGATGGTCGCGATCGGGACCTGGGCTTACTTTGGCATCATTGAAACACAAAATAGAATTTCAACTACATTAGAATTAATGGAAAAAGATTTAAAAGAGAACACAGAGTTTAGAATTAAGTGGCC